AGAATAGAAAATCCTTCATTTGGTGCTGGTTTGAGACAATATATTTTTTCTCAAATAACAAATAATAATCTTGAATTTATTCAAGAAGATTTACAAGGAAAAATAAATACAAATTTTCCTGAAATTTCACTTGATTTTGTAGAAGTTTTACAAAGTGTAAATGCAAATACTATACAAGTAAACATAAATTATAGTATACCTAATACAGGAATAAATGATACCTTAGAATTAAATTTTAACTAATGGCAGTACAAAATAAAAATATAACCTATATTAATAAGGACTTTAATGATATTAAAGCCCAACTTATTAATTTCTCACAAACATATTTTCCAAATACATATACAGACTTTAGCCCTGCTTCACCTGGTATGATGTTTGTAGAACAAGCAGCTTATGTTTCAGATGTATTATCATTTTATTTAGATAACCAAATACAAGAAACTTATTTACAATACGCAAGACAATCAGAGAATTTATATGATCTTGCTTATATGTTTAGTTATAAACCTAAAGTAACTGGTTTAGCTGTTGTGGATGTAGATGTTTTCCAACAACTACCTTCTAAAATAGTTAATACGGAAACAGTCCCTGATTATGATTATGCTTTAGAAATCCCTTCTAATACCTCATTATCTTCAAGGGGTGGAACTAGATTTACCACACAACAAGCAGTAGACTTTTCTGTTTCTTCTTCAATAGATCCTACAACCATTACTATAGCACAAATATCTGCAGGAGCACCTACTTATTATTTATTAAAAAAGACAATAAAAGCAGTTTCTGGTGATATAAATTCTACTAGTTTTTCATTAGGTAGTTATGTTGAATATCCAACTTTAGAACTTAATGTTTCTAATATTTCTAACATAGTTGATATAGTAGATTCTGAAGGTAATCAATATTATGAAGTAGATTATTTAGCACAAGATTTAATTTATGATAGTGTAAAAAATACTAACATAAACGATCCTAATAATTACGAAAACACAGACGCTCCTTATATACTAAAAACAAAATCAGTAAATAGAAGATTTGTAACTAGGTTCTTAAATGAAAGTACTTTACAAATCCAATTTGGTTCAGGAAAACCACTTCAAATAGATGAAGAAATTACACCAAACCCAGATAATGTAGGTTTAGGTTTACCATTTGAAGAAAATAAACTTACAACAGCTTATTCTCCAACCAATTTTATATTTACAAATACTTATGGGACAGCCCCATCAAATACAACATTAACTGTAAGATATTTATCGGGTGGTGGTGTTAGTTCGAATGTAGATGCAAATACTTTAAATACTATAGACACATCGTCAGTAAAGTTTTTAAACTCAAGTTTAAGTAATTCTAACACAGCAGATTTTGTATTTAATTCTTTAGCAGTTAATAACCCAATAGCCGCTAGTGGTGGTGGAGGTGGAGATACTATAGAAGAAATTAGACAAAATGCTTTATCTAATTTTAACACCCAACAAAGAAACGTTACAGCTGATGATTATTTAGTTAGAGCTTTAAGTATGCCATCTAAATATGGTATAATATCAAAAGCATTTACAGCTAAATCATCGGCCAAAGATTTAGATACTACATTAGATTTATATATCTTAACTCAAGATTCTAATGGTAATTTAAATAAACCTTCAAATACAATAAAAAATAACCTAAAAACCTATATAAACCAATATAGAATGATAGGCGATTCAGTAAATATAAAAAGTGCATTTATAATTAATATATGTTGTAATTTTGACATTATAACATTACCTAATTATAATAATAACGAAATATTAACTCGATGTATAGGTGCGGTACAAAACTATTTCTTAACACGTAAATGGCAAATAAACCAACCTATTATATTAAGAGAAATTACATTACTATTAGATGCAATCCCTGGAGTTCAAACAGTTGCTAATATAGAAATAGTAAATAAAGCAGGAACATCAAGCGGATACTCAGAATATGCTTATAATATTTCAGGAGCTACACAAGGTGGGGTTATTTTCCCATCATTAGATCCTAGTATATTTGAAGTAAAATTCCCTAATGATGACATAAAAGGTAGAATAGTATCTTTAGGTACAGGAACCTTTGGTTACGGTGGATATTAAAAAATAAAACATGGCAGTATATAAATTATTTCCCTTACAAGACGCATCCCTATATTCATTTTACCCTATTATGAATACGGGTATAGATTCCATTATTGAAGTAGGTAATATAAATGTTAACAGAGATCCCTCACCTCAGGTATTTAGGTATTTAATAGAATTTGATCAAGATCAAATTAATGATGTAGTTCAAAACACAATTGGAAATGATATTCCATTTTCAAGTACTCTAAAAGTATATATAGCTAACGCTCAAGGTGTTATATTTGATACTGAAATGGAAATATATCCTGTATCCGGTTCTTGGAGTAATGGAAGTGGTACATATTTAGATTCACCTTTTACTACAAATGGTGTAAGTTGGGATGCAAGAAACTACTCAGGTTCAGCAGCTTCAGGAGCAGAATATTGGAATACAAATCCTTCTTCTTATGATACTTTTGTAACAGCATCCTGGTCAGGAAGTTTTAGTGGTGGGGGTACTTGGTTTACAGGTTCAACAGATACTAATAACCCAAATATTGAAGTTACTCAATCATTTAAATTAAAATCTGATAAAGATTTAAATGTTGATGTATCTGATATAGTAAATGTATGGTATTCAAGCTCTAATAATATTGGAGGATTTACAGATATTCAAAATAATGGTTTTATAGTAAAATGGGAAGATGTTATAGAATTTCATACCGCAGATGCTATCCAACCAGTAATGCAGTTCTATTCAATAGATACTAACACTATATACCCACCAGTATTAGAAATAAAGTGGGATGACTCTACTTATGAAACTGGAACTTTACCAGCATTAGCAACCCAAGATATATTTGTTGCTTTAGATAACAATTCAGGAGTATTTTATGATGAAAGTATTAACAGGTTTAGATTAAATTGTAGACCGGATTACCCCGTAAGAACATTTCAAACAGCATCAGTAGATACTATAAACCATTACCTACCAGAAGGTTCGTTATGGGCTATTAAAGATTTAGATACTAATGAATTTATAGTTCACTTTGATAGCGATTATACTAAAATAAGTTGTGATGCAGCAGGTAATTATTTTGATGTTTACATGGCAGGATTACAACCTGAAAGATATTATAAAATATTAATTCAAACTTCCATTAATGGTAGTACAATTATTAAAGATGAAAATTATTATTTTAAAGTAGTTAATGGATAATGGCAGAAGAAAGATTAGATCTTAGAAAAGAAATATTTGATAAAAACCAATACATTAAAACTATAAACACAAGTTTTGATGAATTAGGTAGTACTACTATTACTGAAGATCTACAAGTTCAACCAACTGTTGAAGAATTCTTTGGATTATACAATTCTCTTTTTTATGATATACAAGCATTAGGTGAAACTAATTCACATCAATATTTAGTTAAAACAAGTGGTGAATATATTAATTTTGATGATATAAGTGAAGAAATACAAGCATTACAAGCAGAAATAGCTCAACTTCGGGGAGATTTACTTAAAGCCCAAATGGATTTAATATCAACCCAAGTAGCCCAATCAGAAAACCCAGAAAGTGATAGTATGATATCAAAATTAACACAAGAAATTCAGGAAGCAAATTCTCAACTAGTAAATACAAATACCCCAACTGGTGATACTAATACATAATCACCAAGTAATTATTAAGTTTTTTTAAAAAAATAAGAGTAAAAATCTATGAGACTAGAACCAATTATAACCCCAATTAATCCTGATACTTTTGAGTATCAAACATACTCTAATTCTGATGAAAATTTAATTATTCAATCTGAATTAGATACGGTGTTTTCTGATTCCACTGATTATATTGAGTACTATGTATATGATCAAAATAAAGATTTAATATATCCAAATCAAACCTCTCCCTTACTTGATTATAATGTAAGAGAAGGTGATGTATTATTAAATCCTAGTTTAAATTTAGAATCTTTAGGTTTTGAGATAGGGGTATATAATATATCTTATTCTTTTTATAGAAAACGAGCAGCATCC